AATAAAATTAAACAAATTAAGTCAGGATCTTTTTTAAATTTATGACCAAATTTATAAGATCCAATAATTAATAAAATAGAATAAAATAATGCTCCACTTAAAAACCATAATATTAAATAAATCACTTCACATCCTCCTCAATAGTATTAATCATAAGCTCAGCAAGCTCGGGCTCGCCGCGCCAAGCGCCTTCATTTTCTGACCAGTAGTTTAAAATAGAATTTTTCCACTTCTTATTCCACTTACACCAGAATTTTAAGTAAGCTTTATTTGGATGTACTTTCATCATACAGATAAGCTGATTACTTTCAGCCATTGGATCAATGAAGCATGACCATAAGACGTCTAGCCAGAGCCAGAGATCTTGAAACCAGGTATAACTACTTCCGGCGCATAAATTAAAATGACCTCTAACTGAAGGACTTATCCAATCACCGTTAGGAGGTTTATAAGTAGGATTAACATAAATTCTGGTATAACTTTTTAAAAATCCCGCAAATAGACACACAGCTTGATCACGACTAAAAGGTGTTTTATTTTCTTCTATTGGGTGTCGTTTATAACCAATATAGTCATAATAACTATTAATCATAAATCGATATTTTTCAGGATGATCAAAAACCCACATCAATCCAGCGAGCCTGGCAGAATCTTGACCGTCTGTCGAATTGGTATCACAAGGATAACCGTCTTGCCATCTCATGATTCACCTACATTCTGATGAACTGGACAATTCCTAGCATTTATTTCACCGCACACACAGTCGTCGCTCCCCATTATCTCATCATCAGCTTTGATTGCTTCACGGGCTTTTTTTCCACCATAAACATTACATTTTCCAGAATCAATTGGTTCACATCTACAATTACTTTCACAATCGCAATTGGAAATATAATGTATTTCTTTAGTAAATTCATGGTCATCTTCATGCATCATTTCTGTTTGATAATGAGAATATCCACTCCACTTTTCTTTATCACCATAAAACTCACAAGCATTCCTCAACACCTCACGCGACTTTTTGAGCTTGGTGATTTCTTTCTTCTGATATTCAATATCGTCTAATAACTTTTTATGAACATATTCATGCTTTTCTTCCAACTCCAAATAAGCACGGGCTAGTTCAACAGATGCAGATTCTTTAAATTGGTGATCTCCAAAATTAATGTGTTCAAATTTTCCGCGCTCTTTAATTTCTAACACTCTTTCAGCGATTTCTTTCGGACTCATTTTTTAAACCTTTCTAATTTTACTAAAGATTTAACTAAAGGGTGGTCTGCACATAAATATTTTCTTCCAATGCCAACGTATTCTTCTGCTTCTTGCACAACACCCCATAAAAGTTCATTCTCTTCTTTCAGCTTGGTGATTTCTGATTCATTAGCATCTCTCATTCTTTTCACAGCTTCATAAGTCTCATCAAGCCCATGATATTCATCAACCAACTCCAAATAAGCACGGGCTAATATGATATAATCAGAATGAACATTGTCTAAAGCTAAATCTTTTTTAATTATCATCTCAGCGATTTCTTTCGGCGAACTCATGGCTTAACCTCCAATATTTCTGAGATTTGTTTTAATGCTTCTTTTGCGTTAAGGTTGCACTGTTTTAATCTATAGAAGTCCATATCTCTAGATGTTGGATGAGAAACGCAGAACTCAATTTCATTAAACATATCAACAGCAATTTCCAAAGCTTTGGTTAGGTTTGTGATTTTGTTTGCAGATAAAACTATAAAATCTCTATTTCTTTTTGGCATTTCATAAGCATAATGATTATTTTCAGTATTTAAAAAAAGGGCGTCACTAAAATCTACTGATTCAAATTCATCTGCGTCTCTTCTTGATTTATTTATCTCACCCAAAACTGCTTTAATTTTGTCGATTTCAGATTTGCTCATTTCAACTCCTCATTAGTAAATTTAACTACCTTCAATGAAGGATAATAAGTATTTCTGAATTTTACTGCATGTTTTTTATAATTAAAATATTTAGGAAGAAACCAATAACCAGTTTTCTTTTGTCCACCCATAATTAAATATATGGTAATTTTCATTCCCCACTCTCCTTTTTAATCTCGGCCAGAAACTCTCTGGCTTTTATTTTGATGTCACACTCACTATAAGAACAAAACGGAATGTTTTGGTTTTGCCTGTGATCTGGACAAAAGCTAGTGTTTAAATCTACAAATTTTACCATCTCCACAGCCTTTTGCAGCAGTGGTAGTAATCTGTTTTCCATGTCCTTGCTACCGTCTCTATACCCATTAGCGGTTTTTGCCCAAGAAGACATTCCAGACTCAATAATTGTTCCAACTCTCTTAAGGTGTTCTCTATAATTATGACAATTGATTACTCTCTCACTCTCAAGTATTTTCTTTAGTTGTTCTATGCTCATCTATTTGACCTTTGTGGCAATGTTGAATCACTTAAAAAACAAGCGACTCTGTTCATTTCGCTATAGTAAACAGAACACAATTCGTTCTTTGCCCAAATTTTAAAACCAAAAAACATCAATACAACTATTAAACCTAATACGACTAATATCGTTAAATAACTATCTTTCATTTTAAACCTTAGATTTCTTTCGACGCGCTTTAATCTTAACAAACTTAGTTTGCTTTCTATACTTACCGATTGGCTTGATATCTGCTCTGTAGATTTCTGCGTCACCGTGACAATTAACAGCGATTTCAATAGTGTCGAATTGTTCAAAATATCCAGGATTTTCATCATCGCCGGTAATCCAAACCATGTATTGCTTTTTTGGTATTTCTTCTTTTATTTCACTCATTTTTACCATCCTCAATAATATGAATAATAATACTAAGTAATGTCGCAGCTTCTTCTGCATCAAGCTTCCTAAGTACTGATGTCAAAAATTGAACATCTTCATATTGCATCCGTTTCATCCTCTACCTCTCAAATTCTCTAATTTTTATAAGTTTAAAATTATAACTTGTTGAATTCGCGTTACTTACTAAAACCACAAGTAACGTTTTCCATTTCTTGCGTTACTAAAAAGGCCAGCAGCATGGTCACAATCCAAACACTTGTTTAAATTCACGCCGCCAGCCTTGGGTTAATTTACTGTTTACTTTGGCCTTCAACTCCACGAGCTTCTCTGTCTTTTGTTCTCTTATCTAGCCACATCAAACATTCATCTAATTTGGTAATTGCCATATAGTTTTCTCTGCATGGAAATTTTTGATTTAATCCTTCTATGATAATTTTAGCAGCTTCAATAATTTCATTAACCTGACAACCATTAACACCAGCTTCTTTTATTGGGCCATTTTGAATTGTGAAAGATAATGAATTCACATCATGGCGAACATAGATAAAATTATTAGGTCTGATATCTTTTTCAAACCATTTATAATCCATAGCTCCTGATTCGTTAAATTTTTCAGGATATTGCTCGCGCAAATCATCCATAACAATTAGATTATGCTTACCTATTTTTTTAATTCCTTTTAATGTTTCTAAAGCCATTCTTTCCTTCTTTCTGCGCTAAGCGCGGTTAAACTAATTTTCACTTTTTTATAAGCTAAATAAAATGCCACTGGTATTAATGTAATAATCAAACCAGCCGACACAAAACAAATTACGAAAGTTCTCGCTATGATGTCTTGTTGTCGCTCGGTCATGGTTCATTACCATTATCTATTAAAATTTTTTCTAATTTTTTTATAGCTTGCTCATGACGTTCTTTTTGTTCTTTAGCAATTACATCTAGATTTTTTCTATAAAAAACAACAAACTCATTTAGAAGTGAATCCATTTTATATGTCATAAATTTTTCAAATAATTGTTTTCCTTCTTTTGTTTCAAGACCTCTTAATTGATTTGAAACGCTTGAACTTCCATAAGTACCAGCAGTATATGAAACTTTAAATAAACCAAAATCAGAAGTATATTCACGCCCAGACAGATACCATCCTTTTTTATCGTAATATTTGTCTGATTCTATTTTTTTAATAGTTTCCAGTGCGTCTTTTAATCTGAAGTATTCATCAATTTGTTCTTTCACTTCTCCCCCTCATCAACACAAGCCAGAATATTAATTCTAAGCTGTTCTATTATTGGATAAACATCATTTGTACTCATCTCACAAATCCGATCAGAGCATTTCTCAAGCTCTTTCTGAAAGCATTGCTCAACGATATACTTCGCGCTCTTCTGCTCTTTGGATGTAAAGCTCACTGCTGCGCATGATGTGATTGTGATTATTGCTAGGATTGTAACTACTTTCTGCATGGCTTAGCTTTCTTTTTTGCGCGTTTTAGGCCGTTATTAAAAAGAATGTAACCAATATGCGGTAGTGGTTTATTTCTATTTTCAAAATATATATCACTCAAGTGTCCAAGAGTTTCTGACATCTGCGCAATATCAACTTGCTTCTTTTTCTTTTCTCTTTTGCAAAGTTCTATTGCTAATCCTTTAATAGTTTTAATTTGTTTCATCTTTATTTTCCTTTATTTCAATATCTTGTTTCTTTTTTTCTCTTGTTTTTGCTGAGATAAAATCAAAGGCAAACATAGCACCTTCAATAAATTGATTATGTTGTTCTTGATTGTATCCTTTATTTAAGTCTAGATACTTGCCACTTGCCATTAGCTTTAAATTATTTCTATCTATTTCCACAAATCACCTACTTTAGTTCGTTATAAACTTGAGTTAAAATATTTTTAAAACTACTTCTTAAATCTATTCTTGATTTAACATTAGCGTGAATAATTCCTTTATCATTTAAGAGATCAACAGTTACAGACTCACCATCTTGATTTTCAAATAACAAATAAAGAGTTCCTATATTGTTTTTAATTGCTATGTTTTTCTTAGAGAAATGTTTTATTTTTCTGTCGTGTATCATTTATTTTCCTTTCTATGATCAGCTAAGAATTGAAGAATTAAATCAAATTCTCTATTATTTAATTCACCTAATCTTATTTTCTTTGTTAAATTATAAATTGTACTTAAAATATCTTCTTTTGTGTGGCCAAATTTATATCCAGTTTGCATCAAGAAATCAGCTTGTTCTCTGGATATTGTAATATCTTCTTTCTTTGGAAATCTTTCAGGCTCTTGTGGCTGTGGATTAATCTGTGGATCTTGTGGATTAGACTCATTTGTAAGTGGATTAGTGTTTTCTACTGGTGTCTCTTTGGCTTTATCCTTACCTTTTTTTAAAGACTTTTTTACTTCTGGAATAACATCTATCTTAGGCTCAGCTTGCTCTTGTTTAACTTCTGGTTTTTTATCATCAACAACTTTAGATCCAGACTCAAGCCAAGCTTTCAATGTTTTTCCAGTTTCTTCAGTTACTTGAAAAATCTTATCAACAAATAAACCAGTACGATCCTTAGATGTTTCAGCCTCATGGTTGATAGCAATATCAAATACGGTGGTAAGCTCATACTCAAAGCCATCACGCTGAATGGGGGCAAGTCCTACCTTTTGAATCTTAGTCTTTCCGTTCTCACTTACTTGAACATGTTCTTGTTTAGATCTCATTGTAACAATAAGATGAGCAGGACAGTTAATTAAAGCAGCTATGAACTTTTCTTGCATTGGTGTCATCTTTGCCCAGTTAGCAAAGGAGTTGCCGCCACGAGCGTCTAGCTTTTCTTTAATATTTAAAATACCGCCCTCACCAGCCCATGCGTGAGAGATTGAATCCATAATGATGATTTGATATCCCTCATTTACAGCAGCAGTCATAGCCTCAATATAGCGATCAGGACTATATGGTGGAGTAAGCTCTAAGACATCAAATTCAAATCTATCTGCATAAAGGCTAGCAGATCCTTTTTCGGTATCAATAACAGCTATCTTTCCCCCAAACCCTTTAGCAAGCCTTAAAGCACTAAAGGTCTTTCCGCTGCCAGAAGGTCCAGTGATACCAAGCCTAAGCCTAGCCTGTTTCTTTTCAGCCTTTTTAAATAAGCTCATAAAACATCCTTAAAATAAAAAGCCCCAAGCGTGACAGATTATTGGGATAGAACTATCAACACGAGGGGCCAGTAATTTGAATTTTAATATTATTTCCCAATAACGAAGACAGGTTTAAAATGAGTATTTTATCAATGCAAGAATTAAATTAAGTCTTGTCTATGTATGTCAGTGTAAAAATTACACTATATGTAGTTATGAAAATTTTACTCGACGCTTAAAAAGAGAAAAGCCTTGAAACTTTCGTTAGCAAGGCTTCTAATTGTGATTGCAAGAAAACAATTGAATTCAGGCTAGTTAATCTAAACCAGAAAATCAATTGAAAATTTCGCGTTAAATAAAAAATACACTGGTAGCCAAAAACTTACTATTTCCTCTGAGGTTATTGTACCTAGAGAAGCGTCCATGTTCGTTATGTAGAGAGCATGATAGACCGCCCACGAGATTAATACTCGTGTAGCTGTGGCAAGGTAAGGGGCATAGGTATATCGAATCCTATGGCTGTACAGAGCTAGGTCCACCAGGGGATAAAACCCGAAGAGAAACCATACTGTATATTAGTTAAGCGAAAACCTTACTAAGGGTTAAAATAAGTTCTCTAAATACCTTTAACAAAAGATTGGGGGTAAGGGGGGAACTTTTAGCAAGCTCTACCAAATCTTGGGTTAAAATACATAGGAGTTTTATATGTATAAAAAGAATATTGAAACAAATAAGTGGGTTCATAGAGAATTATATGAAATAAATTTTGGGAAAATTCCTGCTCTATATGAAGTTCATCACATAGATAAAAATCCATCTAATAATAATTTAGAAAATTTAATAGCAATACCTAAAGAATTTCATTTGCAATTACATGAATTAGATAAAATGGGAATTATTCTTAAAAATAAAAATGATGTATCAATTGCATTAGCATTTTACTTGAGAGGAAAAAGAAATAACAATTTAGATAAATTATTAAAAGCAACTAAAAATGTTAGTGAATATAAAGAAAAAAAAGATAAAAAAAATAAATTAAAAAAAATTCATTATGGATCAATATACAGAAAAAGATTTTAATAAAATATAAATAAATCTTAACAAGTAATATTTAGTGTCTAAAAACAATACAGGAGTTATCAAGATTCTTTAACAACTATATTTATTATTAAATCGAAATTAATAGTAATTTGACAACACATAGTTATGATTTTTGATATGATTATTGTAAGAGGTAATAATGAAATACAAAATAGAAGAGGTTAAATTTAAAGAAAGACAGTGTACTTGTGGGGTATATCTTAAAGAAGAAGGTAAAGACGTTACTAGAAAAATTAATAAGTTTACAGATGAAAATGGTTTACATGTAATTGGTAAGAAGGCGGCTATTTGTTTTGATTGTAACTATTGTGATTCAACATTTTATCAAGTTTATAAATTAGAAAGTGAGTTTTAATATGAGACAAGATAAATTAATTACTATTTTAATCATTATTTTATTAGCTTTATTTTGTGTGAATGCTAATGCTCAGGAAAAGAAACTATCCTTACTTGGGGTAACATTTCATGGCTTTGAAGTGTCTAAAAAGTCTGCTGAGACTATGACTAATAAACTAACTAATAATGGTTTTATTGCTTTAAATCCTCAAATTAATGTTAGCTTTTATGAAGAACAAAAAATATCTAATGTTAGCTTTGTAATAGATTGTTATGCTCATCCCGCTATGTATTTAGGTCAGGGGAAAATTTATCAAGTGGAAGAAAATTTAAAGCTTGGTTACATGTTTGGATTATATATCAGACAATATCCTGGTGATGGTGAAATTGATTTTATGGTTTATGGTAATTATCAATTCATACCTAGTCCTAGCCTTTTGGCTGAGTATTCTTTGAATAAAAGACTTAGCATTAGAGTTAATTCTAATATTGTGATTAATTTTGTTGATTTAGCTTTTTCATTTTAATATCTTTGAATTACATAAATGTATGTTCCTTTTGTTTGTTGTTAGGGTTTGAGGGGTTTTTAACTTGTTACACCACGGGTTAAAAACCCCTTTTTTTTCTTGATTCAAATTAATTGCTCTGTTCTCATTGTCATATGTTTAGTTTATATAAATACCCCCTTCCCCCATCAAGTAATGAACTTTACTCCTCTGTCAGAGGCAGATTAATTAAAACAAAAATAGCTAGACTATATGATTATGAAGTTCAAAATTATTATTTAAATCACATAGACATGTTCAATGACTTAAGATCATTTGTTAAGGATAACTTAATTAGTGTTGATTGTGTTTTTATTTTTCATAAAAAAAGAATTATTTCAAAAGAAAATAAAGTTAAAAAGCTAGATGCTTCTAATAGATTAAAGATCTGTCACGATACTCTAGCAAAGATTTTAGATATTGATGATAAGCAAATTGTCAGGGGATCTTTTGAAAAAGCTACTTGTGACAATGAGAATGATGAGAGAGTTATCATTCATATAAATAGATGCAATAGCATTAAAACATACCAAGGAAAAGGCGTATTAAATGAGACAAGCACCACCAGCTAGTCAGGGATATAAACTATCTAAGATATTACAATGGGCTTATGATTTAGAGATTGATGTAGAATTCACGGCAACAGAGACTCTAAACGCTGTTCATAAAAGGTTACCAAGATTAACTTTTAAGAAAGGAAGCAAATCAGTTTCACATGTGTTTAATAATCTTGCTGATAGTGAAGAGATAGAATATTTTGCAAATCAAGCGGCAATAAAACTTTTAGTTAAGGATTTAGAGTTATGAATATAGGTATAGTTGGTGTAGGCGTTGTCGGTGGAACATTAAAAGATTGGTTAGAAGTAAACACATTTCATAAAGTTAGATGTTATGATCCAGGTAAAGGCATGTATGAAGATTTAAATGGCTCTGATGCTATCTTTATTTCTGTGCCAGTTGAGGCCACAATGTACGGACAAGACTCTAAAGTTTTATTGGAGTCCGTAGTTAAGGCTAAGAAAATTACTAATAAAGTATTTATTAGATCGACAGTGCTACCAGGAACTAACGATTCTCTAGGGACAATTTCAATGCCTGAGTATTTAACAGAACGCAGAGCCTATGATGACTTCGATAGACTTCCTTTAATCTTTGGAACAGTAGATGAATCTTTTGTTAAAGAAATATTTCCAACTAAACAAATTATTATTGTAAAAAATGTAGAGGCAGAGCTTGCGAAATATACTCATAATTGCTTTGGGGCTTTTAAAGTAACATATTTTAATATGATTAAAAAGTTATGTGATGCTAAGGGTGCAAACTTTGAGAAAGTAAAAGAAGCAGCTAATGTTACTGGCTTCTTAGGCAAAGAGCATATGAGTGTTCCTGGTCCTGATTTTAAATATGGATTTGGAAATAAATGCTTTCCAACTAATATGGAATTAATGGAAATGCATTTAAGAGTTATTAATGATAACAAGTCTTTAGAACAAGACTTTAATCTAGAAGCAGAATTATTTTCTTTGATTAGAAAATTGAATTTTAAATACAGAGGATCTCATAAATGAATATTTTAGTCACTGGATGCATGGGCTTTATTGCCTCAAATACTATTCCAAAATTACTTAACCAAGGACATTGTGTTTTAGGTCTAGATAATTTATCAAAACCATCATTACACCCTACTGATAGAATGAAAAAAGAATCTAGTGATAATTGGAAGAACATTTCTTTTCATAAAGTTGATATTAATCATCTTGATCAAGTAATGAACGCTATTGCTGCGTGGGGAAATAAAGTAGATGTCATCATTCACTTAGCTGCTGTAGGATCCGTCCCTCTTAGTTTCATTTCCCCCCAAAAAACTCTTTTAACTAACATCATTGGCTTTACAAATATCTATCAGCTTACAAATATTTTAGAGGTTAAGAATTTTATCTATGCCTCAAGTTCAAGCGTATATGGTGATTCTGATTTAGTTGTAAGGACTGAGCATCAAATAGGAATGCCACTTAGTCCTTATGCTATGTCAAAACAATGTAATGAAATGCTAGTTCATTTATTAAGACAAACAGGAGTTAAGGCTATAGGATTAAGATTTTTTAATGTTTATGGACCAGGCCAAAGTCTTAACGGGAACTATACACCAGTGATCCCAAGGTTTATTCTTGATGAAGAGCCAGAGGTCTATGGTGACGGAGAAACAACAAGGGACTTTACTTATGTCGAGGATGTTGCTGATTCTATCTTGCTATCTATTGATGGCCCTGCTGGTGTTTACAATGTTGGAGCTGGTAATAGTATAAGTTTAAACGTGTTGCTAACATATCTTGGCAAGCTTGATAAGGCTAAATACCTACCTTCAAGAATAGGTGATGTTAAGCACTCTAGAGCTAATACTGAGCTTGCAAGAAAGATGCTAGAATTTAAGGCTAAAGTTGGAATTAATGCAGGACTTGAAAAAACTAAAGCTTTTTATGATCAGCAAATTAAAATGTAATGATAAAATAAGATTTTGGATGAAGCCTAGATGCAATTGAACTGATCATTCAATTTAGAAAGGCACTTAAGACAATAATGGGATGTGAATTAAAGGAAAGAGATATTTATTAGTCATATCGAATCCTTAGTATCATCGGCGCAACGGTCGCATGTTGCCATCCAAATTTAATATGTAACAATAATATATAACGCGATGTAATACACGAAACTAACGCGATGAGTATAAAATGGCCAATGGAAGAAAAACAGGTGGTAGGAATTTTCAGCCAGGCAACAAGCTTGGAAAGGGAAGACCTGCTCTCACTGATGATCTTAAAGAAATTAAGAATCTAGATAAAGACATCTTTAAGAAAACCATTTCTAAATTCATGGATATGGATGTTGAGAATCTTAAAGAATTCCTAGATAAAGTTAAGACTCAAAAAGTAAAAGTCTTTGACGCTTACATCGCCTCAATGATCGCTAAAGGAATGCAGAATCAAGATGTATCTATCATGGAATGGCTAGCTACAAGATCAGTAGGTAAAGTAAAAGACGAAGTGGATCACAACATTACTAATAATGTTCACATGGATATTTTAAATTATATTAAGACTCAACAAAACAAATTAAAAGAATAATAATAAAAGTAAGTGAATGATATTAAACAACTATTTAAAAATTGCCTGGACCCATATTGGAGATTAACAAATCTCTACTCGATAGTTGATAAACAAGCTAACAAAATTCCATTCAAAGAAAACGTAGTACAAAAAAGAATCAATCAATCTCAATCAAAAAGAAAGATGATTCTAAAAGCCCGTCAGTTTGGTGTATCAACTAATGAACTTATCAAGCTTCTAGACTGGGTAATGTTTAATGAAAATTCTACTGCTGCAATTATAGCTCACAAACAAGACGCTATCGAAAAACTATTTAGAATTCCTAAGCTTGCCTATGAAATATTACCAGATCAACTAAAGCCAGAACTAGACAGAGGTGGTGGATCTAAATATGAAATGTATTTCCCTCAAATCAATTCAAGAATCTATTGTGATCTAGAGGTGAGGGGTGGAACAGTGGGAAGGCTTCATGTCTCAGAAGCTGCCTTCATGAAAGACTCTGCTAAACTTAAAGCAACACTTCAAGCTGTTCCAATAACTACTGGACAAGTAACAATAGAAACTACCCCAAACGGTATTGCTAATTATTTCTATGACATGTGGAAAGATCAAGACTCAGTTTATGAAAAGATATTCTTTCCTTGGTACATATTCCCCGAGTATCGCTTACCAATAAGCAAGCCTTTAGTATTAACAGAAGAAGAAGATCAATTATTAATCAAGGCCAAGAAGCTATATAATATCGATATATCTCATGAGCAGATTGCCTATAGAAGATTTAAAAAATCAGAAATGAGAAAATCTAGCTTTGACAAAACAGTCGTTAGTTTTGAACAAGAATATCCAGAAGATGACAAGACGTGTTTTTTAACTAGTGGTGATGCAGTCATTGACCTAATGAAAATCCAAGAGCTAATTGCTAATTCTTTTGAGCCAATTAGAAAAGTAAATGGAATTAAGATTTACAAAGAACCAATTAGAAACAGAGTATATATCATAGCTGCAGATCCAGCAGAGGGGGTAAGTAAAGACTTTAGTGCTGCCGTTGTCCTAGATATTGAATCGCTTGAAATAGTAGCCGTTTTTCATGGACAACTTAAGCCTTCGGACTTTGCTGAAAAGCTTGTTGAAATGTCAGAGATATATAAATCACCATCTTTATATCCACCAGTGATTGCAGTAGAAAGAAATAATCACGGCCATGCCGTGCTTTTAAAACTAGACCTTTTATCTTACCCAAACATTTATAATTATGAAAAAGACAATCGACCTGGATTTAGGTCTGATAGTATTTCAAGACCATTAATGATAGACAAGTTTATAGATGCCTTAGAACTAGATTACCTAAAGATCTATGATAAGGACATATTATCCGAATGCTTGACTTTAATTGATAACAACGGAAAGATAGAAGCTGCATCAGGTAAACATGACGATCTTATCATAGCTTGTTCTATAGCACTGCAAGTCAAACCTGATACAAGCATCTTCCATAAAGACATAGACGATATCATTAAACTTTAAAAAGGATTTTAAATGCCAGACTCAAGCAATGGCCAAGACATGCTTTTATCATCAACACAAAGAAACCAAGTAGATCAATTATATGCAAATATGATCGAACAAACTTATTTTAAATCTCCTTACGTTGCCGATAGTTATAAGACTCCTTACAATCCAGATGATCTTTATCAAAAGAAATTTGATTATTCTATATATGAAAGTATGCTTGTAGATGACCAGGTCTCGGTATGTATGCGTCTTAAAAAAGATCTTATTTTGGGTGATGGTGCTAATATTTTAGCTCAAGACGAAGAGCAAGAAGAAATCATAGAAGACATTAAGCAAGCTTTATTTGAAGATTACGAAGGTAATTTTGTAGATGACCTAGAAGAATTACTAACATCATATGACTTTGGGTTTAGCTTATCTGAGAAAATCTTTAAAATAAGAGAAAATGGTAAGCTTGGTATTAAATCACTTAAAACAAGACATCCTAACTCTTGGCTTATTTATCAAGATGATTATGGCAACATCACTAAGTTTGAACAAAAGACTAATCATGGTTCAATTGATGTAGATAGAAACTCTTTAATTCACATCATTAATGATAAGAGATTTCAAAATCCTTATGGCACTAGCGACCTAAGATCTGCTTATAATGCTTGGATTGCAAAGCTTCATGTTACTAGATTTTTTTCTATCTATTTAGAAAAAGCAGCAAGTCCTATTCCTGTAGGGAAGTATGATAAGAATTCTCCCAGTGGATTCTCAGAAAAGCTCTTGAATGTACTTAAAACATTTCAAACAAAAACAGCAATTTCAGTTTCTAAAGATGTTGAGATTGAATTTCTAGAAGCTAAAAGTAATGGTGAGGCTTATCATAAAGCAATTCATTTATTTAACATGATTATTGGTAGATCTCTTTTTATTCCTGATTTAGTTGGTTTTACTGGATCAGAGACAGGCGGCGGATCACTAGCTCTCGGTAAAGAACAAATGAATCTATTTTTTATGCACATTTATAGAAGAAGAAACTCTCTAGAAGATGTTATTAATAAAGAGATCATTAAACCTATTATTAATTACAACTTTGGCTTTGTCGAAAATCATCCTAAGTTTAAATTTAAACCACTGGACGAAGCTCAAGCTGTAGAACTTGCGAAGGTATGGTTAGAAGCAGTTAAAGGAAATGCTTATCAACCAAACGAAGAAGAGATTAATCATTTCAGAAAGCTTGTTAAATTCCCAGAAGGTGAGGTTGAGTTTAAGCAACCAGTTCCAAGCTTTCAACCTAGCAATGTTCCACAGGACAAAATGAATGAAGAAATTCCACAAGAAGATGACAAAAAAGAAGATCAACCAGAGCCAGAAGAAGAAAAAAAAGAGTTCGCAAAAGCGTATGACCAGACGCCTGGTGACTACCATAAAAAAGTAAACTTCAAGGCTATGAAAACTAAGCTTGATGATTACGACAAAAGTCTAATGAATGAGACTCAGCCTATCGTTAGAAAAATGCTTATGGATTTGAAAGATCAGATTGAAAAAAAGAAGATAATTCAAAATCAAAATGTAGATAAGATAGACGGACTGTCTTTAAAATATAAGAAAGAACTTAAACAAGTTTTCAAGAATAGCTTTCAACAACTTTACAGAGATTCACAGGTTCAAGCTAAAACTGAAGTGACAAAGTCTAACTTTGCTAAGCCACTTGAAGAAGATAAATGGCTAGAAGTTATTGATAAAGAGGTCTTTAACTTTATCGGTGACTATGAGTATTCTATTTTAAAGAACACGCGTGTAGAGCTAATTGCGGCGATCAAGGACGGCCGCCCTCTTAGCTCGGTTTTAGGTATCTTAGATGAAAATTTAAATGAACTATCAGCAGTTCAGCTAGAGAGATACGCTAGGACTAAGCATACTGAAGTAATGAACAATGCTAGACATGATTATTTTGAATCTACTGGAGTAGTAACTGGCTATCAGTATAGCGCAATCATGGATGATAGAACGTCTGATATTTGCTCTGGACTACATGGTAAGTTCTTTAAGTCAGGTACAGAGCCTATTCCCCCAATGCACTTTAATTGTCGCAGCACGTTAATACCTATCACAAAGTATGAAGAGTTCAAACCTACTGAATCAATCAGGGGGGAAGATCCACAGAAGTTTATTGAAGACAATAAAGGAAGTGGGTTTTCAAAATATACGAATGAATCAGAAAACAAAATTATAGTTAAACATAAACACCCATCTGTTGATGATGAAGGTGTCGAAATTGACACTTCTTTTGATGGAAACAATGAAATGATAAGATATTCATTAAATGGTAAAGTATTTCAAGAAACATATATTGTTTATGAAAATGAAAATAAAGAAAAAATAAAATCTTTAAAGCACAAGAAAATAAATTATGAGTAGTATTTTAAAGTTTAATCCTATCACTAAAAAAATAGAGCATGCTTTAATTAAAGAAAAAATGATTAAGGGTGATCCTGGAAAAAATGGAGAAAAAGGCGAGCGCGGCGAAAAAGGTGACAAAGGAGAAAAGGGAGATCGTGGAGAAATTGGGCCTGTTGGACCAATTGGACCACAAGGAATTCCTGGAATTGTTGGCCCACAAGGACCAGCTGGTAAAGATGGACAAAATGGAAAAGACGGTCAATCAATAATTGGACCACAAGGAATTCCTGGAAAAGATGGAAGCTTTATTCATTTATTAATTAACGGACCATCAGATAATATAGGGAAAAATGATGATTGGTGCTTTACTCACATGGGAGAGATTTATTATAAAAAAAATAATAAGTGGAATTTATATAGATCTTTTGGTGGTGGACAATCAAAAATAAGAAAATTGCAGGACATTGGTAATGTTAAAATATCCAACCTATTGCCTAATGATGTTTTAATGTGGAATGGTGTTAATTGGGAGAATAGTCAAGTGGCTGGAAATAATAACGATTACAAACAGCATGTAGATGTAGTTAGTGCTTCGATAACTTATATTGGATTAGCAGAAGCTGGTTCACCATCTAGCTCAGCTGTTTGGAAAATAAAAAAAATAATAACTACGGGGCAAGATATTGAAATAGTATGGGCTGATGGAAATACTAATTTTGATAATGTATGGAATGACAGAGAAAGTTTAATTTATTCTTAGGGGGAATTAATGAGTTTTAGTAATACAGCAGAAACAGCAGTATTAAATCAGGTTTTTGTAGGAACGGCTTTGCCATGGAATGGTAATACAGATCTTTGGATTGCGCTTCATACAGCAGATCCAGGAGAAGCGGGAACGGCAATAACAAGTGAAGCAAGCTATCCAAGTTATGCAAGGGTAACATTAACAA